CCATACCGGAGGAACGCTGTTGTCCGGGGTAGTCGCGCCGATATGATACCACGTAGTTTCTGAATCGGAAATATCGAGCGGCACATACCGTTTCAAATCCGGATCGAAAACATACCACTTGTTTCCGTCTTTCAACCACGGACCAACGTTGGATGTGGGCTCCGTATCTCCGATGAAAATGAAATTGGTGCCGGTAGGTGAAACGATTTTCATGCGCTTCACCATCGCCTCGAAAAACTGCTGCGGCGTTCCTTTGAACGTCGGCGGAATCTGCGACGCCTGAATGATTAGATTTGTATCTTGTAGTGCCATAATGAACCTTATAAGCAGAGTTTCAAAAAATAGGTTGTGAAATCACCGTTAAACGTGCCTGTCCCGACCACTTCGCTATCATTAGTAATCGCGCTCGCTGTTTCTAATATCCACCCGGAACCCGCAGGAAGAAAATTATTCAAATCTTCTGGAATAAGTTGTCCGGGACGCCAAATCACCGCGCGGTTCCCGCTATACCCCACAATAAACCCGGCTTCATTTACCCCAGTCGCATAGCTATCTGGTTGTCCGGCCAGCACGTCGAGTTGCACTATTCCGGACCCGACAGTCCATTTAAACCCGCGGCTAATCCCTGTCGGGTCGTTACCATCGATGTCCGCCCCACCTACCAATACTCCAGCCTCGTTCAAATCTTCCGCCTCAACCCATCCGGTTGACGGAGAAGTGCCCGGATGGAAAAATCCTATAGATGACGATACACCCCCACTGTTGAAGAAAACCCGAGTCCTCGAAGTGGTATCACCAAACGGATGTAAAAATCGTCCCACAATTAGTCCCGCTTCATTTACAATATCCGCCTCGCTAAAAGCCCCCGACCCCACCCCCGCTTCCGGCGGATTTATATCTGTAGTAATTCCACTCTGCCACTTGACCGCCCTAAAATCAGAAGCAAAAGGGAACAAATCAATTACTCGTTGCCCGACAACTAAAAGATTTTTATTCAAATCAAACATGGTCAGAGCCGGAATAGCCGTAATTACTTCAGTGATAGGTTCGTAAAACGCCGAACCCCCGGCACCATCGGAATATAATAGAACTCCGTTTTCGTTTAAAGCAACCGGAGTAACTGTAAATAAATCCCCTAGATCGCGAATTTCTCCATTGTCAGAGTCAAACCAAAACGTGCGAGGATTTTCTGCCGTATCATTTTCACTTCCGACGATATGCCCGGCTCCATTTACAACCACTGCGGTCCCGTTCGTCCCTCCAAGAGTCTGACCCAGCACTGAAAAAGTAGAACTTGCAACTGTGTCTACGACAGCCACTTGAACTTGAACAGGAGAAATAAACGCGATTATCTCTCTATTTACGCCACCCGATGTAAAACTCAAAAATTTTCCTACATCTCCGGCAACAAAAAAACTTGCTCCATCAGTATTGACTAAATCACTTGCGCTTTGAGACGCAGTGACCACGCCACTGGACCGAGACGTTCTAATCTCACTGGCGACGCGATCAATGTATCTCCACGGTCGTTGAGTCGGTCCCAAAGTTTTAAAACCGGAAACGATCCCGTTTATCCGACTAATATCTGATGGTAATGAGGCCGCGTTATCTAACTCTGTATCATCGATAAACGGAACACAATCTCCACCGCCCCCGCCTCCACCATTTATGTCAATAGGATCGCTCACGTCCCCTTCGCCGTCTGGCGTGACCGGCGTGATGATAATCGGAAGCCCCGGCGGCAACGTAATCGTAGGGTCTTCGATACATTCCGCAATCAGAACGTAGGAACCATCCGGCTGTTGTTGATAAACGTTGTAGCAAATCGCACCGGGATAAGCAGGCCAGCTAACAATTCGAGTGTTACCATCCCGAATAACCACAATGCCCGTAATTTTTCCCAACACCCCAAACGGTTCCAAAACAATAATCGGAATTCCACTGCCAGAAAAAATCGCCTCACACACTGGCGGAGAGACATAATTAATTTTGGGACGCCGCAAGCACAGCACATCGAGACTCATATTAAAAACCTTCTCCTATGCTGAGCACCACCGGAAGCACCGACACTAACTCCGCTTCGGCCATTTTAATCGCAATGATTTCTGCGACTCGATCCGCCGCCGCCTGCGTAACAATGCTTTCTGCCGTTCCGACCCCCACCGCCGTAAACAAATCCACATCAAGTTGTTTAGTCTGGCTCGACGTAAACCGGCGAACCGCAATAGCGGATAACGCCTGAATCGCTTCTGTTAAGGTCTCTGATCTTACACCTGCGCCATCAAACCGCACCGCATTTACCGGAGTTTCGTCGTCACAAAAATCACTATCTTCATCTTTGTGCTCGGGTTCTTCAGTGGAAAACGTCCGAACCCACCGAATCGTCGCCGGTCCATGCCCAACGATCAACACTTGAAAACTTTCGTCGATGTCTTCATTGCGACCGGATTCCGCAGGGCACGAGCCTGAATCCAACTCCGACGATTGCTGACTCGCGTCTTCCGTTTTAACTCGTCGCGATTCTGGTTTAAACGCAAATATCTCGGAGTTTGCCGTTAGCTCTTGGTCGAAGCTCAGACTGCCGCGATCCACCGAAATGTATTTCGCCAAAATCTGTTTATACGCGCCCCTGATTCCCCCGGCGTAAAATATTCCCAAGTCCAAGCCTTCTTCGATACACGCGAGACCTACCTGCGCATACATAAACTGACAATCGAGCGTATTTCGCTTAGTTTGCGAGGTTAGACCAAAATATCCACGACTTTCCAAGGCCCACGTAATCGGGCAACCATTGTCCAAACGATCCGGACGAAAAGCCTCCCACAAACGATTCTCCCCGTCCTCATCGATGCTGACATGAAAAATTCGTTCTGCCCCGGCTATCGTTCCATAAACCCATTCGACCGGTCTCGTTCCAAGCCAATAACCTGACCACGACTGGCCGGAGTCATCGTTAAGGGTCTCGATAGACGCGTCATTCAACACCCACGTATGTTTGTTGAACTCGTCTTCGGCGGGCACGCTCGTAAGCAAATATTGACCAAATGCACCGGACGCGACCAGACTCAAATCTTCTTTCAATAATGATTTTGAAACCGCCATTTCATTGTCGCGAATCGGAACACGTCCGTCCACTTGAGAGGCTTTCGACGCATCGAACAATACCACACCCGAAGGGGACATCCACGACAACCGACCAAAGTGTGAGACGACTGAACGCTGAGATGTGCAACCCACCTGCAAAATCTCTCGTTGGAATCCGTCCGTCTCCGGCCATTTATCCCGATTGCGAATATTCGCCTGAAGAATCGAAACTGCTTCGTCAGTGTAAACGAACAACTGCGGAAATTCCAAGTTCGGGGTGCGCGCCATCGCCGTTACCTCGCGATTAAACTGAAAACTTCCCGTGCCGCCCAAATAAATTTGTTCCCGAAAGCTAAACGGATTCGCGATGTCACTGGCAAAAACATTTTTTCCTTGCGACACCCATAACCGATCCCCAACCCACATCGCCGGACCGCTGGACGGAGTTTCAAATGCGTTATTACGAACGTGACCAGATTCCGAACCGTCGTAATACCCCGGCGCTGTATTCTGTCCGTCGAAAATAAACAGCACTTCCCTCGGGGGCACGACTTCAATTGCTGATGCAAAATCCGTCGTTATGCGCCGGGCCGATTGAGTGCATTGAGCCCACCAAATTTGTTTCGCGTGAGGGAGCATCTGGATATTCGGAAGCAATCGGAAATTCAAAAAGGGCCACGGAGCGACATAAATCGCCCCATCAACCGCGACCACAAATTGTTCCAACCCAAGCGACGGACGAAAAATGGTTCCCCCTTGAAGTTTTCCATGAGGCAACGTTACCAAACACCGATAGCCGGGGCGACATGATAACAAACCCCCGATATTGATCATGTTGATCATGTTCCACGTGTAACCGAGCGGCAACTGCGCCGGGTCCATCGAGGAATTGTTACCTCGAAACCAAGTGCTATCCATGTCCACTGTTACTTCGCCGGGCATAAATTATTCGATACCGTAATCGGATTTATCTCGCAAACTAGAAGCGCCATCATACACCACTATAGGATTCATCGTCGTGGTCGGTTCCGCCATTTGCTGCGCCTCGATTTCCAGCCGTGCCGCGTCCGCTTCGTATGCGTGCGCCTCCGCAATCTTCTCACTGGAATAATGCTTACGCGCCTGCACCGCGAGCAACAACGCCACACGACTTTTCAAAGGAACATGATCATATCGACTGTGAAACGTCGGATTCGATTTACGATATGCGATCCTCACCCACGGAGCGGATTGACTCAGTTTAATACGACGATATTGCGGTAACGTTTCGTCTGGCTCGTAGACTCCCAGCAATACGCCGGTCGTTCCGCTGTCGTCAATCGTGGAAAGACGAATCGAACCGACAGTCTGTGCTTTAAACACGCCGGTAATACGCGCGATAAGGGGAGCCCCCACGTCCGGGACCGCGACGCCGAAAATTGTCGGCACGCGATAGCCGTTTTTCCACACTCCACCTTCCTCGCGACGTAAAACATTCCCAGCGGAATCAAACCCGAACACAATCAATTCTTTTTCATTGTCTTCCGGAGTTTGAAGATACGCAACCAACCGCGCCGGGGTAATCAAATCCCGATAAGTGCTGTGCCACTGCCCTTGATCTTGCCACGACCAATCGCAACAGCACTTACAGTCGCCGGGACCATTCAGGTGAAAATTAAACAACGTTCCGAACCCAAGGGCAGGTTTTCCACCGATGTTAACCGCCAACACTGTCTCGACTTCCCGCGGCAGAGTTACACAACTCCCGGAGCAATCGGCGGAACAAATATCAATCCAGCCTTTCCAGCCTTCAAAATCGCCTTTGTTCGCGATGAGCGACACGGAGTCACCCAGCCATCGAAAGAGCTTTACGTCATCGCAAGCGCCGATGATTTTTTTTGTTTCGTCGTAAACGTCGTCTACCCTAAACACTTAATACCCCCGTTTCTTTTTACATTTACAAGCCATAGGTCAATACCCCCTTTCCTTAGATTTCTTTTCCGCCAAATCATCAAGAGCTTCTTCTCCGGATTTATCTCGCTTCGATGGCGCTTCAGGCTCATCACCAGTTACCGAAACCAA